GCGCTTGCCCGTCCACGCGGGCAAATGGATAATTCGGTTGGGACGGATCTAGGCCCTTCGCAGGATCGTAATTACCGGGAACAAATTTAATTCCAAACCTACCAAGACCTAGCCTGTCTTGTTGACCCCCCAGATTTGATAGATAACCCGCAAGGGTTGCTTTGAAGTCAGGGGATTTTATACCTTTTGCAGCGGTTGCGGTGCCGGTGGATTTTTCGTAACGCCGGTAAGTGCCTAGGGTATCCCCGACTTTAATTTCTTCATTCGAGTCGACGCGAATCTGCCTCATTTTCCCACCAAAAAAAACAGCTTTTGTTTCAATCTGAGGACCAAACGTAGGCACTCCCTCCGAAGAAAGAGCGGTAATTTCCCGGAAGATGCCGGTGTCTGAAATCTTGGCAGCCGCAGCCTTGGTCGGATCTCCCAGCAACTTTACTGCAAGAGCCCGCTGTTCTCTGGCGCTCTCCCCCGTCGCCGTGTAAGCGGCCATCTTCCGCTGGCGCTCTTCCTGCTGCTCCGCAAGTCTGGTGGCGGCCCGCTGCTTCATCAGAGGACCCGCTATTGTAGAAAAATCCCCTGCAAGAGGTGCGACCAAGGTGCGGCCAAGCGTTCCCAAGGCGCTCTCTCCCGGCTTCGGCGCTGCGCCCATGGCACTAAAGCCACGGCCCATCAGGGACAAGGCAAATTGCAGCTTGGCGAAATCTGTCGCCTCCTTATTCTGGGCGGAGTAATCCGTCGTGCCAAGATAAGCCTTTAGCTCGGCGTTCTTGGCCTCCACATCGGCCATGTTGGTTTTGAAACCGAGATCCGGAGAACCCGAACCCAAAGTCCTGAAAATATTCCCTAGCTCGGCGGCTCTCTGGTTTACTGGGTCAGCCATGAGTAACTCCTGTTAGACCATGCCTTGGCCCGTGGGCCCTGCACCTTGCATCATGGCTTGTAGCATCATGGGATCCATGCCCATAGCGCCTTGTTCGGGAGCCATGCCCATCGGTCCTTGGGCCTGACCCTGAGCCATGCTTCCAACCCGGTTGACCAAGGCACCCGTTTCGGCGGCCATTCCGTCGGCAACCGCGCTTTTCGCAGCGAGACCTGCAATACCTCCCATGCCGCCAACTTCTGCCAACTCTTCCTGCATAAGCGAGCCAACGCCCTTGTCAATTTCTGCCAGTTGCAGGGTAGGCTGAACAAGGGCCAGAACAGAATCAGGTGTCCGGGCTGCGTCTTCAGGACCAACCACCGCTGCCAACCTCTGGCGATAGGCCTCGACATCCGCCTCTTCGTCCCAGACGGCGTTCATAATCTGTCGGAAGTCTCCGGCTGCGTCAACATTCTGAATGCTGCGCTGTGCTTCTGAATCGACGGCCTGCGAAATCCCGCGCAGGGCGAGGTCGTCCGTCATACCTTGTAGGCTACTGTCCGCCTCCGCCAACACTTCTGGGGGGAGACCTTCCGCCGCTTGGTATATCTGAGATTCTTGTTCGGGCGTGGCAAACGGCATCTCGGCCAAGTCTTCAACCGAGGCGCTTGGGGGCATCATTCCGCCCTCGGCCATCCTAAACATACGTCTGTCATATACACCGGGCATCGTAAATCCTTTCTCTAAAATAAATTTCCTAGTGACTTAGCACCTGCCGCCGCACCGAGAAGGCCCGTGCCCAATCCGCCAACTTGCTGGAATATGGACGGAGATGGCGCAGATGGCGCAACTTGAGAACCAATCGAAGACTGGCTGGAAGGCGCACCTTTGTAAATGTCGCTCAACCAAGACAATCGGGTCATCGGCTCGTACATCTGGCGCTGCTGGTTTTGGAAGTCGGCATCGTAGGCAGCCTGTTGTTGCTGCCTTTGGAGTCCGCCCGTTGTTTGCTGGGCCTGCATTTCTTGTAGACCTTGTTGCTGCGCCTGTTGTGCGGCATTCAACTGCTGCACACCCATGTTTGCTTGAGCCTGACCCATTGTCCCATACTGTCCGGCAAGACCCTGCTGGGCGGTGGCTAGATTCCCATAAAGAGAGGCAATACCTTGTTGCTGTTGCGCCGCAGCCTGCTGGCGGCGTTGCTGATCTTCAAAAGCCTGCTGCCCAAACTGGCCGACAAACTGGGCTTGAGCCTGCTGGCGGCGTTGCTGATCTTCAAAAGCCTGCTGTCCGAACTGGGTGCCAAACTGGGCTTGAGCCTGCTGACGACGTTGTTGGTCAGCAAAACTAGCTTGCGCTTGCTGCATGGCATTCTGGTAGCCCGATTGTCTCATACCCGCCGCCGTCCGGCCCTGTTGCTCCAGAACGTTGCGGGATAACTCGGAAGCCTGCAAACCTTGGCGGGAACCGCCAAACGCGCCCGCCTGTACCGCTGCGGCATTCTGCTGGTTTCCCGCAATGTCTCCTTGCCTGCGAATGTCTGATAAAGCCTGTTGTACGGCTGCATCCTCATATGGATTCATGTACGAGGACACGCTATTGGGATTAAACCCTTGGGCCGTGTACCCGCTATTGGGATTAAACCCTTGGGCCGTGTACCCGGGACCGCCAGCGTATTGCCCATACGAACCCTGCAAGGTCTGACCGGCTTGAGCAGCACCGGCGCTTCCCTGCCCTAGATACCCCGGAACCGACCCTAACGCACCGAGGGCTTGACCCATGGTTCCGATACCGGAACCCAAAGTACCTCTTCCGCCTTGTGATATTTCCCGGTATCCGCCTATACCCCCTGCAAGACCGGCCTGCCCGGCGGCTTGATTCTCTAGGGCGGACAATGCCGCGACCCGTTGGTCAGGGAGGTCTAAGCTCTGGTCCGCCAGCGTTTTGCCAGACTTTAAAAGACCTAGCTTATAGGCCTCAATGGCTTCCGCTTCGCGGACAATGGATTCTGACCTTGTGGTTTCAGCCATTGCTATGCTTTCATTTCAAAGTTACGCATCATACCGTACAGGTTCTGAGCACCTCGGTAGCGGTTTCCTTGACCAGTGGGATCAGCGCCCCGCACTGAACGTGCATTCAAGACAAATTCCCCGTCAGAGAGCATGGCCGGGATATCGTCCGAACGTTCTGTACCGGGCCCTTCTACAAGCATCTCGCGACGCGGGTACTGAGCGGCCCCCCCGTAGTTCATGTTCTGGGGCTGGCGGTACATCATCCCTCCGTCCGCTACAAGGGGAACGGAAGCCGGTGTTGGGCGGTATTTATAAGGGTCGAGGTCGGCTACGTCATAGTCGGCTCGGTTATCTTCGTAGGTTGCGTTTCTATTCCACTCTGCCCATCTTGCGGCGTACTCCTCGTCGGTCTCTCCGGGCTCTTGCTCCGGCGCATCAAATGCGCCAAAGGCATACGCGGCAGTCCCCGCAAGGGCGGCGGACGGGCCATACGTTGCGAGCATGCCCGGGCTAGCATCTTTCGCCACGGCTCCGGCTGATCTATACAAAGCAGCCAATTGCTGCTTGTTCAAAGAACCTTCTAATGCAGTAGTTGAGCCTGCCGCCTTTAGAGCCTCCGCCGGAGTGAGTCGAGGGCCACCTGTTAGCATCTGACCGGCCTTACCCAAGTCCTCTGAACCAAAAAGCGTCGGGGGATGGCGTTGTTTAAAATAAGCTGCCGCGTCGAATTCGTCCAAATTTGCGGCGACCTTTCCATACGTGGGGGCCGTGGCCGTGGTCGGTGCAGCGGTGTTCTGGTAGAAACTGTCCGGGAGGGTCTCCCCAGCCATAGTCGGCTCAAACTCTTGGGTCCACTGGGCAGCTTGGTCAGCAAGCGGTGCAGGCGTGGGGGGGTTCCCAAGAAGGGTTAACTCATCAAAGTTGATACGCCCAGCTTTGTTAAAATCAATATTACCAAGTCCGGGATCTGCTGCTGCCGCACCCGCCGTGCCCGCCGTGCCCGCCGTGCCCGCACTGGTCGGGCCGTAGAAACTGTCCGGGAGGGTCTCCCCAGTCATAGTCGGCTCATACTCTGGGGTCCACTGGGCAGCTTGGTCAGCAAGCGGTGCAGGCTCACCTCGTAAGTAAGCACCCCCCGTTTCTTTAGAAGGTGAGGAAAGAAAACTTCCAAAGTTAGATACGTTTTGGGAGAAACTGGTCGCCGCCGGGTTCATAAAAGCGTTCGAGAGGCCCGATCCGAAGGTAGCATCCTTAGCGACGCCTAGGAAGTTGCCGATATCGGTTCCACCGAGGGATCCTTTGACGCCCCCCATGAATCCAGCAGTAGCGCCTGAAATTACACCCGCTTTGAGCGCGTCGCCGAGGCTGCCGCCGCCTATGAGCGTTCCTATGCCGCTGCCGAGGGCCGCCGCGCCCATGGAACCTATGCCGAAATACGCCTGCGGAAGAAAAGGAATGCCGAACATAGCCGCAGCTATCGGAAGAACAATTGGTGCGGCCTGTTTAACTATCTTGACGACTGATTTGACAACGCTTTTAATGGCCTTGAAGATGCCTTTAAAGAAGAACTCGGGCATTCCCGTTACGGGGTTACGACTATTAAGTTCGCTTCCCACTACGTACTCGGACGGGTTCAGGCCCATTCCGCGCATCTGCTCGAACAACATTTCCTTGACTTGGGGATTGGCGTCTAGGACCTCCATCGGGATGACCGTCTCGCCCTCGGCAGCATGGACGATGTAGATGTCTCCGTTGCGGCCATACTCGGCGAGTTTCTGGGCCTGACCCCGCATGGAACCAAGCCCTATCGGAGCAAGCTCGTAGTCAGGGGAAGCCTCCGCAAAGGACTGAAGGCCTGTTTGGGAAGTTTGGTATGCTTGTTGAGCCATTATGAAATCTCCAGAACACTAGCAAATGCGTATATTTTTGAGGCTGTGGCGCAATTTAATACTAGCGTGTCACCGGCCTCCAAGACAAAAGGGCCGGTCAGGGACGTGTCGGCAGACGCGGCGGTCGAGGCTAATGTAGCCAAGGTGACCTTTTGCAGCGTTACCGTAACCGAGGCGGAGCTATCGGTTATTTTTGAATATACTATAATAGACCCCGTATGGCTATTATACATTTGGACGTTCTTAATAATAGCCTCAGTAGCGTCTGGGCACGTATAGACTATAACGTCACCCGTTGCCCCCACCAGCTTTGCTATGTTTTTGTATGCAGAAGCCATTAGCCCATAAACCAGTTCACGCCGTTGGTATCATCTTCCCCGCTAATTACAGCGGGTATCTCAGTCCTTGTCAGGGCATCCTCAAGGGTGCGGACAAGGCGGACCATCGTCCCAAAGTCGTATTCCGGGGGGACCAGAGGCAGGGAAGTCTCTAGTAATTTAGCCACTAGCGCCTCCCATCCGGTCGAATTTCAAGGCGGACATCGCCCAATTCCCACTGTATGTCCGCCGCGCTGCTCTCAACCCTCAGGGCTATCGAACGGGCCCTCGACCTAACATCCGCCTGCTGAGTGGTACTCGTCACAGGACTGGTTGAACTGGTCGTAAGGCTATCTCCGGGGTAGTTCCGGGTCTTCAGGACGTAGTTCACAGAAGTGGTGGAATCCGAGCTTGTTATATCTATGTCCGGAATAATCCGGCTCACAAAAGCAAAGTGATCCCCGTCCCCAATGGAGAAAACGGACGATTCAATGAAAGTAGACATGGCAGAACCATCGGCAGTGGTCCCTGTTTCGTGGGCATATATGTAGTTAACGCTATCCACGGCCCCCGCAGCCCTAGGCTTGTCTTGTAGGCCAAAGTCAACCCAAGCAGTCCGGGACAACAAGCCTATGTCCCAAGTGTTGTCCACGTAGTTGTATTTTGCATAGCGGTCTATGGTGTCGCTATCGGAAGAACAATAGAACCAGAAGACTTCATCAAACATCCTATTTGACCCGGCAAAGAAACTCAGGCTCTGATCCAGGTTAATGTCATCGAAGACGTACTTGAGAACGGTACAGGGAATTGGCTGTATCTGTCCCGCGTACATGAAGAAGTTCTCGGTATCCATCCAGAAAACCCTGTCCCCAACAGAAACCACCGCATTTGGAGCTATTATGGAAGCATTGCTTGCCAAAAGGTTGAACGAAAACGTGAAGGGCGGCCCAACATATCTCATGCTGTAAAGGGAGGCGTCCGTCCATATAAGAAGCTCCTGACGGGTCTCGATAGCGGTGATTATTTCAGAGCCGGACGAAAGGCGCTGAGAACCGGCTGTATTAGTTGCCGTAGGGGTCCAATCGACCGCGTTTTCCTGATCGGACCAGCGAACAAGAAGGAGATCCTGCACCGTAGTGCCAATGGTATTCGCTCCCAGACAGATTACGTGCCTGTCCGTATCCGAGACAACGACTTGGCGGGCTATCGTAGGCGCACCGGAAGCACCCGCCTGAGCACTCAGGGCCGACGCCCTATTGCTAAGACCCAAGGTTGCGTCCCAATAGTAGATGTTATCATTCCGCACGTTGAGGATAAGGTCCTCGCCAAAGTTGTCTTGCGACCAGAGCCGGGCTTCGCCCGACGTGAACTGTGATGAAACGTCTCCCCAACCAATAAAGTCATTGGCTTCCTTGACGGTGGCTCCATCGGAATGGGCCGCAGCGGTCGTCCCCCGTGCGCCACGGACGACGCCCGCGTTAAGCGTATGGGTTGATTTACCAGTGTACTGGATCAATTCGTCGTCTATCTGTATCAGACCAACAAAAGTCACTGCATCGCTGCTGGCGTGAATTGCGCCAGTGGTTCCATCGGCGGCTCGCGTGAGGAATCCGAGAACGTTACCTACATTAGTTTCGTAGATGATGTTCTCACTGTTTATCTTGACGGTGCCTTTTGCAGGGAAGGAGGAGGAATCCGCGACATTAATGACCGTGTCTACAACTGCGACGGCTGCGCTCGTAGTAGACGCTACGGTTTCAAAATCAGACCCAGAAGTAAGGACTATTGAAGTGACGCTGGCGTTTATCGCACCATTTAGTGTCGTCAGGGAATAGGTGAGAGTTTCGCCGCCAAAGTAACCGGCCCCCCAACCGGGGGACAGCGAGACCGCTGCTCCGCCAACGGGGATCTGGTAGTTTGCGATCACTGCGGAGCCACCGCCTGCCGTTGCCCCGGAAGTCGCGCTACCGCCCGTGTCCACCGTATAACTGGCGGCGGACACAACACTGGTTATGACCTGCTCTTTGTTTAAATCGGCAGTTGTCAGACCATCCACGGTTGTTGCACCACTGAACGTGACATAGTCGCCCACGGCGGCCCCGTGTCCTGCCGCAACAACCGTAATCTCCCCAGAACCGGCGCTTCCCGTGGTGAAAGGGTTTGTGCCCAAAGTAGCCGTGCTTCTAATCGGCGTGATGTCGTTATAGGTGCTGCCTTGTTCTATATAAAACTTCGAGGTTGTCCCCACTCCCATGAGTTTCAAGGCCGAGAGAGTGACCCAGTTTTTAAGCGACCGAACTGTTCCAAGGACGGATGAGCCACTAATCTTGGTCCAGCCCCCTATCTTTTCGGGGTGACCCTTACGAAAGCGGATTAAGTCCGAATCAAACCAGCCTTGTTGGTCCGCGTAAGAAGTGCTTTCACGATTGATTCCGGGACGGAATTGAACTTTTGTAAGAGGCATCTTTTTTCCTATAACCCTTTCTCGTTCATCCTACGGCTTCTTCAATCCTAACTAGACGCTCACTCCGTTCCATATCAAGCCCTCTCCGCTCTATGAACTTCTCTTTATCGTCTGACATGAAAAACTCCTACAACTTCTTTTTTGGTTCAACAACGCGCCGGGTGGTCGTGGGAAGGGCAACACTCTCAAGCGTCGCTTGAATAGAACTCAGTGCTTCAATTTCTGTTGCGTCGAGGTCAAAATGGGTTTCCAATTTGCTAGGGTCTTGTTGCAAATTTATCCACTTTACCACCCGAAGAAGCAGAGAATTGGTCAGTTCCAATCGCTCCATCGCGTCAGGTAACACCGCGCGCCGCATGTCCAGTTTATCTTGGTGTTTTTCGGCATCGGTTTTGGCAACAATCACATCTTGGCTGGTTGCGACACCGGCGATGACCGTAACCTTTCGGCCATCGTGCTTATGGGTCTCTGGATCGTATGTTGTTGGCCCTTCTTCAACATAAGGAACCACGCCGTCGTTGGCCTGTTGCTCCGCTGAAAGCGGTTTGTCTGCTGTGCGAACAATCCGCTCAAGGTCGCCGTTGACGGCCATCTTTGCGTATAAAAAATAAGCCATCTCTTAATCCCTCTTGAAAGTAGCGTCAGGTGTAATAATGCCTTGGTAAATACCAGTGCCGCGCAGACGTAAATATCTATCCATCCACGCGTCTGCCGTAACCCCGCTGGCGAGAACGGTTTCGATATCTTCTTTCCGTCTGCAACCCCAACACACATTGCAAAAGGTGTACTGGCCATCGACCAAAATGGCGCGGCGGCAGTCGCTTGCTGTCAGTGAGATAACGTCAGCCGGGAGGTTTTGGTACCCATGTGCTTTGCACTGATACCAATCAATCAACGGCGCTTCGAAGGAGACGGTTGGTGCTATTGCGTTGTGTAAGGCCAACCGTTCTTCCCAGTGCGGGATGCCCCTGCCAAGCGAAAGGTGAACACCCTCCCGGCCATAACACACCCGGTCCATTGCGTTGTCTTTCGCGTAGATCGCGCCTTGCACGGTAGCGGCATGACCCCGCGTGGCGTGTAAATCTGCTTCTGTTGGTGTTACCGGCACTTCAACAAAAGCAAACGGGCGGATGTCGGCCAACCTAGCTGCAACGGCAGGGGCCGCTTGTTTTTCCATGACAAGAGAACTCTCCAACCAATAATTTTTTGGTCTGGTGAGCGCGTAGCCTTCAGGTGTGTATACCCGAAGTGCCGTTATTTCATCATCAGTTTCTGTCAGCAACTTCCAAAGAATGTAAGTGCTGTCCATACCGCCGGAGAGTAGAACTAGGGTTTTCATTAGGAAACCGCTCCTTTTACATGAGTTGTATCGTTACCACTTGTCCATGTGACAGCGTTGCCATTTTTATTGATTGCTTTACCAGCGGCACCACCAGCACCACCAGCTTTAACCACGGATGCTGACCCACTTTTACCAACACCTGTGCCACCACCA